GTCGAAATTGTGCACCCCGTGAGCAAGGTCTTCTACGAATTGTTGAAACTTTGTGTATGTTGCCATTAGTTATTCCTCCGAATGGTTCTAAATTAATTGATTTTTCTGTAACCGACTATGCGGTACACTTTGTTATACCTCGCTGCTAACGCGCTAACCGTGCAGCTCTGGGTGTGCTTCCCAAAGTTTATCTACTTTTTCCTCGAGCGTTGGCTCAGATGGCTCTGGCTGCTCATTCAGCCCAAAGTAAGCCAAGATGTCATCACTTGACCCGTTCCAGCGGTCAAGGTCAACGTAATGGGATGCAACGCCATACTCCGCACCATTTCCCTTCTCGCAAGTTTGATGAATGAGCCAATTCGTTACACCTCTGGGCAATAACGGAGGCGGGTTTTTCTCTGGCGTATACAGCGGATATGGCAAAGCCTTTAGATAATTAGCAAGCCACCAGTCCACTTCTGGCAATTGCGATACATCCACGAATTGATTAATCCAGCTCGCTCGGCTGTAGACGATAGGGTAGCGCCCAGTATGCGCCTTCACGTATTCAAGGCATTGGATAAGTGTATCCGTAATTTTGGCTTTGCCTTGCCCGTGATCCAGCTCCACATCCAGCACCAGGCGGTCTGTGGCGGTGGGTCGAACAATGTTCAGGAAGTGCTGCATCTGGCTGACGGCAGACTCTCCCGGATATATCACGTGGTAAGCCATTCTTGGGACGGTGAGGTTGTCCCAACTGTAGCGAAACCATTTGTCCTGATAGCCCCACGAGATGCCCGCTCTAACCGCTACGAACTCGCATTTGGCATTTATGATGTCAAAGTTGGGCTTGCGCTTGCCGTCCGAACTATATTGATAAGCCGATATGTCCACGCCCAGCGGAAATTCACTCATAATTCACCTCTTTGTGCTTTAATTTTACCACTTTCACGTCCCCTTAGCATAAATAGCCAAACATCGCACCCGCTTTGTACCCGATGCAGTCCAAGCGCCATTACTCATATCTGTATTGAATGAAATTGTTTGAGAAGTTCCACCAATATACCATTTAGTTGCCTGTGTCAAAACAGTCCCATTATCCATTGCCATTCCAAGAGCGCCACCATAAGAGGCGTTTAGGTCGGCATTTACGGGCAAGTCGATATATGCATTGGTAGCATTCGAAGTCCCAGCAGTCATGTCAATAAGTAAAAATACAATATTGCCGATTACAGAATACTTAAATATGCCAGTAACTGTACCTGATGTCCAACCAGTATAAGTTGGAGTAAAGCTCGTCCATTGCCCTAACTTTGGATGTTCCCACCTCTGCAGCCTTTCGACCTCTCGCTCAAGCTGCTTTATCCGCTGAATTATGGCATCCTCAAAAGAACTCATAGCTCGCCTCTCAGCCTTACGTCAATCTGCTCGCCGTTATCTTGGTCTACTTTCACTCTCACGCTCGAGATATGACAGTCCACATTGTAGCCAAAAGCCTGAGCAGTTACTATATCCCCAAACTGATAATGAACACCAAACTGCATTCCGGGCGTGTCTAATAACCTGCCTGTCAATATCTGCTTTGGCTTATATTCATTCAATACTTCATCACCATCAGCTTGCAATGCAGCGGTGGTATCATTATCTCGACTATCTTTGAAATATTCCCGCCGGTTCCACTTGCTTGAGCCTATTCTGCTGGTGTTATAACGTTGCACTGTTATTCTGTCAGCCTCTTCACCTTTACCAGCCACAAGCACCCAATTACGTTCATCAGAATGAAAAGTGCCAAAAGAAGCTTCGGCTAAATTGCCATATTGCTTGCCTACCAAGCGTGGATCTCCAGAAGTGCGACTGTGGTCAGTACCGCGCTGCCCAGCATAAGTTCTGAACTCAAATGAGGCTGGAGCGGTTCTAACCACATCAAACACTAAATAAACGCCATTTTCATTAGCAACATCAGCTAATTCCTGAAGTACAGTTAGAACATCCCTATAAGCAAACGCCTTTGTAACGGACGCCCCACCAGCTCCAACATCATTCTGAACGCTTAGTTTTCTCCGCTCAACCGCTGCTAAATTACCTAACTGCTCTCTAACGATAGCCTTCATCATATCATCAGGCTTACCCGTCTTTTCAGCCTGAGAACTGCCAGCATACGCCCAAACTATAGCTGAGTCCAGAAGCCAGTTCGCGTCGGTAGCATAAAGCTGGATGTATTCTCTGCCATCTGTATCGGTGTAAAACTGCCAGTCCTGTAGAAAATAAGCGGTATCGTTTTGCAGCTCAAGCGAGCCGTGTTTTTCACGCCATATCTCGAATAGTTGCCCTACCGCAAAGTCATCATAGCGCATAAGCTGACGTGGAATTGTCAATATCATGCTGCCGATTGTGTTCTCTGTGCGCACATACTCAAGCGATGTAAACGCCTGAATAACTCCAAGCTTCACTCCAGCATCGGTATACCAGTCAATTTCGTATCTCATTCTAACAGCGCTCCGTCAATGCCCCAGAATCTCGGCTTCCAAGCCATCCAAGCTTTGGTGGCTGAAGTTGTGGTTGCCTTATCCATAAAAACACTTATCGTATTATATCCGGGCTTCAGATAGAAGTTGCCGTAATCGCTGCCGGGATTAACATACCGTAATACGCTGCCCCGTCCTGCCCAAGAGGATGTAAACTTCAAATTGAGTGGGTCAAAATTAAGGTCGAGCCTTTCACCTGGTAAAAGCGTCAAGTCATTGAACTCTATATGTGCTCCAGTTGTGTAATTGGTTATTGAGTTAAGCTTTCCGGGACCGATTATTTGCATACGAGGATAGGTGTTGGCTGAACCGCTGGAAACATTAAGGTCTACTGCTCCAGCAGCTATGGCGTTTTCTTCAGATGCTGTTGTCGAAAAATAACCACCTATATAGAGTGAACCATCACTTGCTACTAAAATTGCAATTATTGCCGTAATTCCGGGCAATTCGATATCTATTGGTTGATATACACCTTGTACGCTCTTAACAATTCGGTCTGTCATTGTTAAGTTTCCCGCTTTAGAAAATTCACCGCAAATATAAATAATATTATTATCGGTGCAATTAATATCCCTAACTGAACCATTAACTCCACCAGCTGATAATGCACCCCAGTTGTTTCCGCGCCAAGCAGCGACGTAATCTGCATTTGGATCTCCCCCAGCATTAGTAAAAGAACCTCCAATAATAATTGTGCCATTTTGCGTTATATCAATTGTGTTTATATATCCATAAGTGCTTAATTCAGTCGCGCCCAAACTTGTGAATGACTTAAATGAAGAACCATCCCACCAGCAAATATAATCACCATTTGCACCATCGGCATCAGTAAAACTACCACCTATAATTAAATTGCCGTTTGGATGGAATTTCATCTCACGAACTGCACCGTTCAATCCATTTGCAAGTGGTAACCAATTATTATCATTTAAGGATTTTTTAGCTATATTGTTGCAGTTTGAATTGCCACCTGCTGTTGTGAAAGCACCACCAATATAAATTGTTCCATCTGCATTTATTTTTATAGCAAAAACGCTCGAATCAATTCCACTTCCAACTGCTGTCCATGCTGGCGGTGAACCAGTTCCAAGTGTATATTTAGCAAAATAATTGGCGTCTGCAACACCGCCAAGTGTCGTGAAAACACCACCGATATATAAATCGCCAACCGCATCAAATTCCATACAATACATTTCTGTTATTGACGCCCCTGTAACAGGATTACCAACTGCTTGCCATACTTGATTAGCTTTACTCCAGCGAGCAATTCCTTTTGTATTTGCCACTCCACCAGCACTTGTGAAATTACCGCAAATATATATATCGCCATTAGGTGCTTCTTTTATATCCCGGATTGCACCTAATACCCCTGCCAATGGATTTACATATCCAGACCCATTCCACTCACACCAGCGCCCGTCTGGGTCACGCCTTACAATAAAATCAGCAGCAAATTCTGCATACAAGTCAAGCTCGCCACCTTCTCGATAAGCGCCGTCTACAAGCCCGCTCGGAATTGCGAAATTTAGCACCGCCCGTTGGTGGCTCGGCAAATCAGGCGTGTCGGTCAAAGTAGCAGGCAAAGGAATGCAGCGGATGTCAATCGGATTAGTGGCTTCATTGCCGCTATTATCGTAGCCCTGATATCTCACAACCATTTCGCCTTCGAACAGGTCAGGTCGGATAGCGTCAATAATCGCCTTACGGTTAGCCTCGATTTCCCCCAGAGTTTCACCAATGAAGTCCACCACAATGCTGAATTGCCGTGACTTTCGGATGTGCCCCTGATATAGATCACCGCCAGAAGTCATTTTAGTTAGGATTTGATTCCAATCGCCATGACCTAAACCCGTAACCTGAACAAGCTGGCAATAGTCTTCTAAGTCCAGCAGCTCACCACCAGTTTTACAATCCGCAGCTCTAAGTGAAGCGCTGTTTTTCGCTGCACCTTCCCAAGAGTAGCCTTCACCTTCCCAGCCGCTAATAAAAGTGGAAGCCTTATCGGTTTGCTCGAATTGAACACCATCAACATAGAACGGTAAAGTGGAGCTGACCGAATCTCTGGTAACTTGCACTCTATAATTAGTTACAGTTTCGGTTGCCAATAATGTAACCTCAACCCTTTGCCAATAACCTGTGGCAATGAAGGTTTTTGTAGCTCTCGCAGTACCTGTTGAAGTGGCAATAACAATGCGCATCGGTTGCCCCGCCACAC